CTGCTCATGTCAGACTCTATTCCAATAGAACTTACTGTAAAAGAAGCCCTCTCGATATCAATATATAGCAAACAGCAATCAGAAGAACTAGAAACCTTCTTTTCTGACTCATATGAAAATTATAATCTCAGTGTCAATATTGAGGCCAAGCCAAAAATTCCGGATATTGAATTGACCGTTTTTCCAAAATACACAGATACTTATACAATAAAAAGAAAAAATATCAATAAATACTTAATCCTCCCACAAAAATTGGATCAACCCATATACAGATTCCCAGATGAAATACTAAGCAATATTGAAACAGGTAAGAGAATCTATTTTGAAGAATTACCCGACATTGATAATCTTCAGCTGGATGCACTCTATAACTTCTGCTCTGGTACTAAAGTCATTAGTGGTGTTGGTCCTCTAATCAGATTCTATAACATATTGGTCGATCAGAAAGTCATATTGGAATCAAATCAAGAAATAGCCTTATTTGCAAAGCACCTCACTGAAGATGAACTGGAGATGGCTATGTCTATGGATACTCAATATAAAGGTGATAAACTGTTCCCTGACTTAGTATTGAGTGATGACTTCAACATAAAATCGTCTATTATGACATTTTTACATGTATTACGAATCAAATATATATTGGAGTACGGTAGAAAGAAAGATATTGTTCACAAATCTGCTCCTTTCACAACCAAATATGAATCACATATAGAATATGACGGTGTTAGTTATATAACGACTGCTAGATATGGTGAGTTCGAGTTTAAAATGATGGTTAACCAGAAATACTTTGTCATCTCCTTTGAGGATATATCAATAATCAACTACCAAAGTCATCTAAACTACTTTGTTACTATTTCAGACACAAAATTGGTTTCATCTCTATTACTATGTTCTAGTGAATATGAAAACACTCATAATCTAATAAGGTTCCTCGAAAGCACATCACTCAAATTGCTGAATGATCAATCTAAATTAGTACAGCTTATGTCAAACATAGAAAGTTTGTCACTCTATATCATAGATTTATGTGATACTAAATATTGTTCACACATATCCCTTATTGATACCTTAACGAATATTATGAACTCTTTATCGATTGAAGTCACAGAAAATAGGGTATATCATGTCTGGCGGTACCTAATCACTGGTGTTGGAAAATTACCTGTGGTTCTTTCAGAGTTGATAGATAGCATGAAGTTGATAAAACTAAAACAATTGGGTACTGTTTCTTCCATACATAAATACTTAGGTATTAGTGAGATAGTATACACAAAGGGTTGGACAAAATACCACAATAGGACAGGAGACCGATATGATACAAATCCTGAATATATGAATCGCTTGAAACTGCTATTCAAATATGAATTTGTTAGGGGGTATTACGATGCCACAGGTGAATTACCAAAGTTTAAATATGAGAATGATGAGGTAATCAGACTACGTCAATTAGTGAGAGATCAAGGCATTAATGCATTTACATTACTAAGATCACTTAATGAGTGGGCCAATATAGAAATATATTCAACCTTAGTACCTTGTCAATTCGATGATGTTACACCACATCTTAAAGATAAAGCATGCACAGTTGATTATTATGATCCTTATAGTGGTTCAGCAGTTAAAGAGTTGATTGCATATTTGGATCAAGAGGATAACAAACCTGATGATATATTGGAGATAATGAGTACATTAGCAGTTAATCAAACACAACGGTCGGGCAGGGACTTTATTGTTACTAATGATAGAGCAGAATTAGATACTTTCATATGCAATAATACAATAGATCGTTATTTAATGACTACTAGACTTGTTGCTAAGGAGAAAGAACAAAAAGAGGAAGGGAGATATTTTGGCATAGCGCCTTATCGTTTGAAAATTGCATTAAGTAGAATGATGGAATTAGTTAAACGAGCAATAAAGTACTTTAGGGACCAGATAATGACACTCACTGATACTGGTAGAAAAAATAAAATCTTTGAAGCTGGTCAAACCTTGATGGAAAAGGATGCCTACTCACTAATGATTGACATATCAGGACACAATCAATCCATGACTAAATATAATTGTGCACCACTTTTAGAGATGATCATGGAATTGTATGGCTACACAGGCTATGGTAAGGTCTGTGAAATATTCGAACAAATTCTAATAGTTCAGGAGAATAAAGACCTTGGGACATTTTATGCAACAATAGGCCAAAGTGGTGGGATAGAAGGTTGGATGAATCAGTTGTGGGGCCTACAGAGTGCATTAATCATGAGGTTGTTCACATATGATTATAATTTGAGTGTTGACCACATCTTAACATATTCCGATGATATAAATGCAATAGTAAGGCTGAAGAATGCGAATCCTAATAATCTAATTACATTATTTAAGAATTGCTCTGACTTTTACAAGAAGTTCGGACAACTTATAAAGATTAGACAAACACAGGTTACAGGGTCACGAGTCACTATGTTGAAAAATCATTTTATACATGGGTATCAGTCTGAAACAACAATCAAGAGGATATTATCCTTTACAATTATGTCAAGTAAATACTATTATTCAGAACAAGTGGAGTCGGAGTCTATAAATGCAACTACTGCTTCATGTTTGGAAAATACAACAATGATATATACAACAATATTCCTGAGGAATCTATTGTTGGGATTGATAGGTGTGGCAACATTCAATCGATTTTTACAAACAACAAATGACCAACATTTTAAGGAACTATTGGATAAACGTATCTTGGTTCTTCTAAATCAGCCTATTGAACTTAAATCAGTGGTCGACAATTTCTACGAGTACAATAGTGGTCAATCATATGAGATCAAACTTGGTGATGATATATATTATGTTATTTGTGAAGATGGTATGGCTAGTGTTAAGGGAAGGGATCTGAAGGATGTTAGTGATGCGAGACGATTGTACCTTAATAAGCTATTAATATTATCACAATACAAAAACACACGTGAATCTAGTATTGTAGAATATTTCTTCCGAATAGCCAGAGAACCAAGATCTCCACATAAGATGTTATGGTACTATAAGATGATGACACCTGTTAGTATGGGGGGATTCGGAATTATACCATTGCAAGACCAGATAATAAGTGGGCATAGCGAATCTCGTCCTAAGATCATAGCATTCTTTGAAAAGGTATTAAAGCGGAATGATATAGATGCAGATGCTATGAGGAAGCTGATTTATCAGCACTATTATATCAATGAGCATTCTGATAAAACAGAATCATTAGTCAGCTCAATGTCACCAACATACAATACATTATTCGGTTATAAGGATATAATAAAGCAAACAATAGTTGAATACTTACATGATAAAGCATATAGAAATGTAGATGTAAAGAAATATATGGATCTATACACAGAACGATCCAATGTTGTAAAGAAAATATGTGAGATTAATAAGGAAAAATTTACGTTTAGGATAGTTAGGAAATATGTTGATGTATCCCATATAACCTTGATAGAACAGTTTATTCAAAAGCTTGAACATAGTAATACTGTGTTCAAATTAGCAAGTGCTAGACCGACTGAGATTATAATGCGAATCTTTCATACTTCTGTGAAGGCACAAAATGAACTCTATAATCTAATCTATGATGTAAAACACAAGAATTATGCTTCACTCAATCCTGAACTAAATCTATATAATATTAAAAGATCAAATTTTCCAGACTATAAATTCAATGATATAGTTGAACCGACATATGATCTATCACTTATTGAACAACTAGAAGCATCTCACATATACTTGATACCTGGTAGTATTTATAGGATGACAAAAAATGGCCCTAAATATCATGACCCGATGTACAATAAGTCAGTCAAGCCAAAATATCAGCTAAAATACGAAATGAATTATCATTTTCAAAGCCCTGCTGAGTACAAAGTATTTGAAGCAGTTAGATTTACAAAGTGGGTGATACATGCTTCAAAACAGGATATAAACTACATTGATTCAAAGTCGTGTAACATAATGAATACATGTAATTATGTTATTAGCTTCTACACAGATTCAAGATATAGAGACTTATCACAATATGTTTTAACACCGACAGGTGGTCAGATATTTCATAGAACAGACAACCAAGGGTTCAGATCAAATAGTTCAGTTAAGATTGCACCGAATCTCTCAGGTAGTATTATAGCTGAATTCACAAGCACATATAAGGCTGGAACGGGGGGGATAGACTCAAATGTCAATTATGACTATTTAAGGTGTAGACTAGTAAGTCTTGGTATATTGAGGAGAATTTACAGTAGATTCACATTAACCACTGGATTCATCATGAATACACATTATGATCACAGTACAACGGATGTTCGTATTAATTTCTGTACTCCCCAGGATTCAATAATTTACAAGCCCAAATATCGTGGTTTCAAGGTCAATATTAATGAATCTAAGCAACGAGTGTTTGAAACGATAAGCATGTTGCTATCTAATGGGCTTGATTTAGAAGACATAGATATGACGGCAATTAATATGTTAGATAAGTTACCTACTATGGATATACTGGAACATAGTCTAATTATGTTGTATAGGGATATCAAATTGTTCATAAGCACAAACAAATATATATGTTATGATATGTTAGATTCAAATATGAAACGGCACTTTATGACATATATAGATCCTGAGGATTATCAGTTAAAGAGGGGAAGGAAGTGGGATATGAGGGAATTAGACAAGTTCATTGAAAAGAGAATGTCTTCTGAAAGAGATAGGATAATATTGTATCAGGGTTCCATTGATAAGGCAGCCATGCAATACATCACAAATAAATATGAAGCTCGACTTAAATCAATAGAACGTATGGCTATTCATATATCCACATTTAAGTCAATACTTAAAGTTAAGAACTTCTTCCACAGTGTTATGACATTATTGATCATATATCAATTCTTAATATTTCAAGTTTATATGGAGGACGAATATCAGATAATTAGGGTGAATAAAGAAGCAACTAAGCGAAATTATCTTAAATCTCTGGATTATCTCAAAATAAATAAGATAGGTATAAGTAACATTCCAATATTCAAGAAAATGTTTGAATTGTACAACACTGATTATTTTGTACAGGACATAGATTTGATAATGGACAAGGTGATGTTAGAATCAAATAATTGGAGGATGAAATCAATCAGGGTTGATGCTGAATTGGATCAAAACCCTATCAATGAACGATTCTATATAACAAAGCGTCCTGTTTACCATACATTCAACTATAATATGATGTCAATGAATCCATACAATCTCCTACATCTGGATAAAGAAAAAGGAACAATAGAATGGTATACAGCATCAGTCAAGAATCATTGTTCCTTAAAGGCATTCACAAGTCCAACCGGGTCACAGTCATTACAGTCACAATATAATTTGTTTCGTTGTTTGATAGCAGATGATAGGATAACACTGGGTTCTGTTGCTGATCTGTGTGCAGGTAGAGGGGATGGTCATCTAGCGTTAACTAAGCTTAATATACCGCATATCTCAGTGACCAGGGATGACATATACGATAGGATTTCATGTGTTGCAGATGTAATCATTGATAAACATTTGGATGTGTTGAATTATCGTACCATAAGTGATTATATGACGCCAAATACTGTAATGTTGGATATATCATTTACTAAGGGTTCTGGTGACATATGGGAGACTGTATTACATATACTTAATGTTGGGAAAAATGTAATCATAAGACTTAATCATTTAAGTAGCCCATCGCTTGAACAAGTGATCAAGTTATGTGAATTCAACTGTTTCTTTGTACAAGCAGAACAGTCAAGGGATACATCTTATCATATGTATGTTGTGTTTACTGAGTCCAAATACAAAGTCAAGTACACAGACAATGATGGCTCAGATAGTATATATGATATTATGAGAAGTAATGCACTGAACTTCAAGAAATTTGATATATTCGATGTAGACATGGACACAGACATAATAGTTGATTCAAATATGTATATAGATCGGACATATTTACATAATCGACAAAATGCATTGACATCAGGATTCTGGGAAACTGATGATTATTATAAAGCACAGGTCTATGATGACATATTGCATATTTGTCTTGAATTATTACAAAATATGAAGTTTATGGATTACAGACCTGTGTTGAACTTTAGACCGAAAGATTATCCTGTGAATTTAAATCTGATTAATGTAGATTGTGGAGAAAAGTATCAATATAAACAAGATTATTCTGATCTTGTGAATAGTTCAAGAAGGATAAATGATGAAATATTTACAAAGGGAAGGTCATTGAAGGATGTTAAGATCAACAATTGGGTAAATTTGGAAACATATAATATATGTGATATTAGAACGATTGAAGAGCTTACATCATACATCAAACTTTGCAAAGTGTCACACTGTCCAAAAGAATACTGCAGATTTCTCATAACAATCAAGCAACTTTATCTTGAGCATAGGTGCGAAAAAATAGATCTAACCAAAATGAATTCATTAATAAAGGATATAATTGCTAAAATTGGATTCAATACAAATGACTTAGACGAATTCAACAATATATACAGGATAATTATAGACTCACTCATAATAGCCAAGTCATTTGGTGATATGAATGCTATTAGACAAGCCTATGTATTCTGTAAACGACAATATGGAATGAACAATGATAGGAGATTATCTGATAGCTTGTTCTACTTTAGATGTATTGCAAACAAGGTGCTTAGAGAACTCAAGGAGGTTGACATGACAGACTGGTGCAATATGTCTAATGTGTTCTTCAAAGGTAAGAGAATTAGACAGTCAGATGTCAAGAAATTATCAGAGACCGATTTTACCCCAGCTGAAAGCTATTTGGATGTATTAAGTCTAGAAAAGATCATTGGGATGTTTGGTGTGAATACTATGAATCATTCAGTAATAGATCACAAATTAAATATCGCAATTGAAGACACGAGACTTAACATAATTCCACACAGATCTGAAACTACAAATTTCCTGTCATCCCTGCTAAGTGAGGCTATAGAGACAATTAAACGTGAAAAGGAAGAGAGATTGGCAAACCAAGCAGAAGGTGATGAGATTAGTGAAGAAGAAGATGAATATGATGAATATGATGAAATTGAGATTGATCCAGAAACTGGGGAATATAATATCGATACTTCGAAGTTCATTGATAGGGGAGAAGATAATGAGGAGGATTATGAATAAGCCAAAGTTATATATCTAAAG